AGCAATTCAGGAAGGCCTGCCCCTTTGCGTTTCGCTAACGTCTTGATCACATCGTATACCCAGGTGCTCATAAGCCCGGCCGTCGCATAGTAGAGAACCCGCGAGGCCACCGACCTTGAGTCGAATCCTCCAGCGGGTATGCCAGGAATGAGCCCGAAAAGGCATCCAAGAAAAACAGGATGCAAGGGAAGCATCTTGCGCCCCCACCACAAGAAGGTGCTCAAAAACCCAGCATGCAGAGTTCTCCTCGGCGCCCACACCGTCGTCTTCAGAACCTGCATCAAAACTGCAGCGATGCACGAAAATGCAATGAACGACCAGTGCCCAGCAAAAAATTCCTCAGTCATAGACGGCCTCCAAGCTAGGGCGAGCGTCTCAGAACCCGACCCCACTTCGACAAAACCTCCCACTGCTCGCGCGTGACGAATCCAGACGACCATCCTATCAGGGCTGAGATCGAAGATGCACTGCCCATAAAGTGAGAAAGATGCTCGTGCAGCTCCGGCCCCGTCTTCGAGACGGCTGTCTTTGTCTCATCGCTTCCAGGAGCGGCAACGAACTTGTAGTTGCCAAAGCTCGGAATAATGACGTCGAAGCCAAGCTTTTTCCAGTCGGCAAGCCCTTGCTTCACCTGGGCTTCCCCAACCACGTAGAGCTGGGGGCTTCCATAATCGACCTCGACCTCCGCGTTGGAAACCCCAGGCTTGGCGAAGGCCTCGAATGGAAACGTCTTATGACCTCGCGGCAAACCGTAGCTTGTCATCCCGAGCACACGGTCCGAACCGAGATACGCGCGAGACTGAGCAAATAGACTGTTCGCCTCGCGTACCTGATTCTTGAGACCCAGCTCTGGGTCGAGCAGCCAACCGTCGACGGAACCGTTTGTGCATTCGATCATGTTGCGGAGGAACAGATCAATCCGATCGTGCCAACAGTAGCCCCAAACGTGTGCCGACACCCCAGCGGTTTTGAAGGCGTCAGCGTAATTCTGCACTTGGATCGGCTTGTTGACCCAGACCGAATTGTTTTCGTCGTGCCAGGGGCCTCCAATCGCTACCCACGAAATGCCTCGCTTGGCGTACTGGTCGGCTAGACGTGGCGGATCCAATTTCTTTGAATCGAGGTGGCGGAGGTAGAGACCGATACCGGTTGGGATGCTCATGATATTTATTAGGCTCGTGTCAAGGAGTACCACAAATCGTAATTATCACAGATGACGAAACGTCCATTGACGTACTTTATGCAGTTAGGATACGCAATAGTTGCGGCTCCAGAAACATCACCAATCTCTGCCTCAGACCACACTTTACCGCCACCCGTAGAAACTTGTGAATGATGCGAACCAGCCGCAATGTTTACCGACCTGTACGAAGCCACTCCATACACACTAGACGCAAGATTCGCAATCGTCCAGGTCGTCCCATCTTGTGACCAATACGCTTTCGTTCCGCCAACAGCAATGAATCGGTCTGCGGTGCCATCGTAACAAACACCAAAGAGTTCAGATGGTGGGGAAGATAGGCCTCCAGATACATCGGTCCACGTCGTACCGTTCGTCGAACGCATGACGAATGCGGAGCTGCTTTTCGATCCGACAGCTACGATTATTCCATTGTTATTACTTGCGACGGAATTCAACGTTGTGATACTAGAAGGAACTGTTGCTGCAGACCACGACGTCCCAGCCCCGGAATACCATGCTTTGCTTTTACCAACAGCAACTACGAGGTTGGCATTCGGGTCATACGCGAAAGCGCGTATCTCATCTCCAGTAGTTGTTGATGCAACAGTCTGTGAAGTCCACGACGAACACGTTCCGGTATTTGCCGTCTCAACAATTGCACCAGAAGCATTCTTTCCACCAACAATCGTCAAACCAAGAGATGTAACATAAATGACGCCAGTGATAGCAGTTGGCGTACTACCGAAGGATCCGCAGGCAGCCCAGGTATAACCCAAATTCGAGTAGATTGCGTGACACGTTGGTCCTGCAGCAAACACGCCAATAAGGATATAGTTTGCTCCGTTGTGTGTAATATCGTAAGGCGCGTAGCTAGATCCACCATACACATCATCGAATGGTACAGCTTCTCGTGTCCAGTTCCCTCCAATAAGCATCGCAAAATCGCGATTCACCGCACCAAGATGGTTGAGTATGGATTCTAGTTGATCGCCGATAGATGCCGCTGAGATCGGAAATTCAGGGTAATTTATGGGGGATATTGCTGCCGATCCAACTCGATCGGATCCAGCGTTGGCCACTAAGTCGGTCACAATCTTGTCAAGCTGCGCTTCAACCGTCGCAGCCGGGTTGGTTGTTGAATCTTTCCACACCGGCCCCCCTGCATAATTGACCGCTGAGGCCACATGCTCACTAGATGTACCAGCTTTGTGTAGCGCGAGATCGGAGCCACTTCCAGAAATTGCATCGGCGAGAACTTGGACCGCCGCTTCGGTTGTCCCTACACCAACACTCGTTCCACTTGTCGTAGTAATCGCCCACTGACGACGTGTTGTCAGTACGTTAGCATTCAGAATCTGGGTCTGCCCGTAAATGAGCGTGATGTCCGCCAAGAGGATCTCGTCGGAACGAAGGACGGGCGGTGTCCCTGGCGGCGTGCCCTCGGCGCCCTGGGCCACGTGAATCTCGTAACTCTCCGCCTTGTCGAAGTAGACGGTTGCCCCTGCGAGATCGAGACGTGGGTCTGAAACAACACGCTTGAACTTCGCGAAGACGCTGAGCTTCTTCCCGTTTCCGGGCGTCGTCACCGCGGTCGAGTTGGCGTTCTCGTCCACCGAACAGTTGACGTTTAGTAGGGACGTCCAACAGATACGCTGCCCGAGCTGGTCGTAGATCGTCGCGCCTACAATATCGACCGTCATGTTTGTAGTGCCGGCATGCTGGGATACGCCTCCACCTGAGGTGATCCCGATAATGCCGTTGTCGAGCGCCCAGTTCTGTTGTGCGGCTTCACATGCGTCGAACGCTTGGCCCAATTCTTGCTCTGATACCTTTTGCCCCGAGAACCAATCATAACTTTGCATGACCGACTCCATCTTGCGCGCGGTGACGTTCCGTGTTAGGTAGCAAAAGGTGGAACGAACACCAACAGGAATTTGTGAACGTTGTGGCGCCTCGTTCCGAAAGCGGCACAAACGCTCGCGTTTTTGTTCGAGAAGCTGCTTCGCCCAATGGAAATTTGGACGGGATAGCTACAATCAAGTCATCGACGTTCCAGGAAGCGAGCGTCTGCGCACTTGTAACGTCTGTGCCAAGCCATTCGTGGGACGCCCCGACGCTATACGGGTGGGACGAGCGAAGTTCTGCTCGAAAGAATGTAGAATCATTGGAAGGGATTTCAACACATACCAGGAATCCCGAACGGCTACTGATTGGTACCTGAACAACGGATGGAAGGCCACGCGGCAAAAGTTTCTTCTGGGCTTTCCAGCATGCTCGTTGTGCGGAGCGACTAAGCAGCTCCTCGTCCATCACGTCATTGACCCGTGGCCCACTAGAGATCTTGATCTGCTCAAAGACCCGGCCAATCTCCGAATGTTGTGTCGCGCATGTCACGGCCGTGTGCATCGGGCTCCACGAAAGCGCGCCACGTGCTTGTCCTGCGGAATCCCCTTCGAGTATTCTAGGAATCGCTCTGCGAAGTACTGTTCGCATTCCTGCTACGTGCAGCACAAGACGGTAAAAACGGTGCCTCGCTCGTGCATACGCTGTGGAAAGGTATTTCGACCTACCTGCGAGTCTGGCCGTTTTTGTAGTTGTGCGTGCGCGGCCAAAGAAATCGGCGAGACGAAGCTTGCTCGCCGACCACAGATCACATGCACGGTCTGCGGGCAAACCTTTACCATGTCGCCAAGCCACTACGCGCGTCCTCGAAAGTTCCCTGCATGCTGCTCTCAGGCGTGCGTCCATAAACTTCGGTATCCTCTACGTTGACGCATGCAGTTTCCAGTTACCGCTCCGGATGCCGCCACCCAGCCACGAGTACCCGAGCACCAAGTGGTCAAGCTTCGCCTCTGGCAACGCCGGCTCGACGATGCGTAGCAAGTGCGTGTGCCCAGGCTTCATCAACTCGGCGATGTCCGTGATACGCTTTCGTTCGATGTCCGTCAGTGCCCGTAGGCTGACGATCTCGAACGTGTACAGCATTCGCTGTGCGCCATGACCCAACGTCGCTGCGCCCGTCGGCTCCTCGGCAACACTCGACAACGGGTTGCCTACTACCTGTGGGCTCAGAGCGTCAAATGTGGATTCGTTCGAGAGCGTCCAGCCAAGGCCATTGAAAATATTGATCGTAACTTCCAGCCCCAGAAAAAACCGAATCACGTTGCGGAGCCCAATCGACGTACCCTTCTCCCGGTACATGTCGACGAGCACCTTCAGAAGACGCCGCTTGTCCACCACCTCGAGTTCCGAAAACGAAAAGGGGTTCCCGAGGTCGAGCAGCATCCAGTCGAGCCACTTCTCATCGGCGAGGTCCACGTCCAGAATTCGTGTCCAATCGTCGATGAGCTTGAGCAGCAAATCGCACACGTCCTGAAGGCAGCCGATGAACCGCGCCAGCTCACCGGTCACATCCTCAGTACGGTTGATCTGCGGTATGAACTCGAGCAACTGCCATCGGCGGCCCACAGGCCAGGGCTGGCTCAGCGTAACGAATATGGCCTCATCGTTTGGGGTGACGATGATATTCCCGTAAACGTCAGCGACATTTGCGACCGTGAGCAGATATTGGCAACCCCAGCTCAACTCCGTGTCGACTTCCACGTCCACCGTTCGGGTATCAACCGGGGTGACCTCGTAGGCCACGACCTCGACGGACGGAATCGACGCTCTTGAAAAAACGTAGTTTGCTGGGTTGAGCGCGTCGTCAGTGTTTGTTGGGCTGACCTGCTTCACAGCCTCGTTGAACACAACTCGCACGAACGTCTGAGAACGCACTTCGGCGGAAACGAGCTGGGGCGTGATGTTGTCAGCGGTCCGAAACGTGTACTCGTCATCGAGGACCGTGGAGACCACCACGCCAACGGTATACTCTGTGTCCGGGTCGAAAACGCCCGTAGGGGCAAACACCAGACGAAGCGTGGCTGCGTTCGGGGTAGTGTCTGTCCCAGCCCAGCCCGCTTGCCAGTCCGCCCCGTCGAACACCAGGGCGTCATTGACGCGAACCTCGACGTCCCCAAGCGTCGGGGCCACACCACTTCCAGAATGAAGCTCCAGCTCGATGTCGGCATCGGTCGGAACTCCATACTCGGAATTTTCAGGAATTCTGTTGATAAGCTGGGTGACCGGAACGAAATTAGCACCGCGATGCAAAGCGGTATCAAACCCAAGAACTCCGTTTCCCGTCCCACCTGTAACCTGAACCGATGAGCCGTATCCCCAGGTTGCCGACGTAATTCGGATCGCCCCAGCTTCCCCACTCGCGACCGCTCCAGTAATTCCAGTCGACGCCCCCAACACCGCCAAAACTTCAGCCAGCGTTGCGTCGGCTACATCGACGAAATCGATGGCATGGAACGTAATCGTTTGCGTTCCACCCCCATCGATCTGAACGGTAAGCGTGTCTCCGTCGACGAGCGCGAACGGCTCCACCCCACCAGACAACACAGTGCCCTGGGTTGCATCTCCAAGGTCTTCTCGGATGAGGTCAATCTGAACCGAAGGGAGTTGAACTCGGATCGCCATCAGCCCGCACACCCTCGAAGCTGCAGCTCGTCAAACCAATCCAGTACCTTGGACTTCATCCCAGGGATGAATTCGTCTCCGGACATCTGCTCAACGGATTCCTTCATGAACCACCCAGAGTCCCCACTCAACAAAGCCGAGCCCACCTGAGCCTCATACAAACAAAGGAATCGAATCCCGGGTATAATCCCACTTTTCCACGGAATTTCATAAAACTCGTGCACCCCGTGGAATGACACGACCAGTCCTAGCTCAGCTCGAAAAATTCTGCGCACCCCGTCCTGAAAAGTCTCATGCGCACGCAGGCACCCGCCACAGCCATCCCTACAACCCTGAACAAACTCTTGATCACCTGGCAAGCGTTGGAGCAACACCGACCACATGCCCTGCAATCGGCGGAAGCATAACCCCGACACGTGTACTTCGAGCGGAAGCGGCGCCTTCTCTCGAAGTTCCCGTACGGACATTGGTATCATGCAGCCTCCAATGTCAGCCGGACAGAAATGGTGTTCGTGGCGCCCCCTGTTGCCCCAATCGTTGGAATGCAAATGTCAGCGAGCACGAGCCCTCTCTGCTCGGCTCGGAGATACCTTGTGTAACACGTTGTTGAATTCAGCCGCGCAGACAACTTCCAGACGGCCCCCTCCAGCACCAATGGAAGGGCCACCTTGATTCGCAATCGTACTAGGGTCGCCTGGGAATCAAACGCGATAGACGACTGGGCAACCTGAACGTAGTTTCCAATTTCAAGGTAGACGTCTTCTCGAATTTGCGAACCAAGCTCGAAAACGTAGACGCCGTCTGGAGCCCCCGATACAGCGAGCCTCCCAAACTTGCGACCCAATTCATGCTGGAACGCGCTCAGTGCCATCCGCTGACGTCCCTATTAAAGCTGCCTGGCAATTTCGATCGAATCAAGATACGCCCGTCTTGTCACGTCTTCGACTCGAAATGCAAACCCAGCACGTCCCGAGGTAAACGGAACAGATCCAGTGTTGATCCCGAGGGCATCGTCGACGAAGCCTTCCACGCTCGGAATCCGTGGGCCTTCCATTCCTGCGATGGTTTCCCATACTGGAGCCGTCACGGCATTCACCGTCAGGTCGTTCGCAAAACACTGCAGAACGACGTCGCCCGAGCCCTGCACGATAAAATCTAACCTCAGTTGGAGCCAAGTATCTTCCTCGAAAGTCTCGGTGCTCCGCATGAGAATGTGGCTTGTCCCGTCTGGATCGGCCGCCAGGTCTGGCAACCCGGTCAGAATCGATCCCTTCCGAAGCACGATATGATGGGGCGACTCATCCCCAAGCCCAAGAAGATAGCCGGAATCGGATACAGCTCCCCCTTGAAGGCCGATAAAAAAGAACGGAGCAAACCCAATCGCGCCCCCTCCAGGAGCACGCTTGATAGCTCCTCGAATGGATCCCCCCTTGGCCATCGGTGCAAAGCCAGACAGGCTACAGCATAGCGCGACCGCGCCATCCACGATGGCCAGTGAGTTGAACCCGTAAACAAAGCTTCCCCCACCATTTGGGGGGACCACCCCAGCGGTCACACCTCGTGCGACGCTCCCCGACCCCAACCCGCCTGTAAGAAATGCCCAGTCTGCCTGCGCCATGATTCCCTCAGCTATCCAGCTCGGTCACCCAAAACGACCGATCATCATGTACCACAAAATGCTCGCCAGATCCGAAGTCTCCTATCGAAATTGGAGACCCAGAAATTGTCCATGACACCTGAAACGTATCGGTCGTCTTGTTTTGCACGAAATAACGCATATTTGCATACACGCCTTCCGGAAGTTGGCCGTCTTCGTTCCGAAAGGTTATCCGCCACAGATCTGACAATCCATGGGAAAGACATGTAAACGTGTCCGTCGCCGGGTCTGCCGCCACCTCCCCGAGGTCTGGCTTCAACACGTTGAAGCTCTCAATCGTATCGGTCACCATGAAGGCAATGAAAAACACAGCGAATGTCAGCTCGCTGCCAGCGCCGCTCGCTGGAAACTCCCAGTTGTAGACGTTGTTCCATAGCTCCTCGAAATCCTCTACCGTTTCCGAGGTGCCCGCAGAGTCAAAAATCGCAGCCGTTAGATCGGAAGGCTCAAACGCCCCATGGAACAAAGTCCCAGCAGGCCAGCCCTCGTCAAAATCCTCGACCGGCTCCGATCCAGAGGCCTCCGTCACGTCGACGGCGAAAAACTCACCGACGATGTGATCAAAATAGAAGACCCCCTGCGCCCCCAAGCTCCACAGGGTCTCAAAATTCTCGTACCGGGAAGGAGCACCAGCCGTGGAATTGAACGCCACAGGATCCAAATCGCTGTAGTAGCCCACAAAACCGTGCACAAGCCCCGTGCTGTAGCCTGACGGCCACTCCCCCTCGAACTCCTCACACGCCCCTGTCAAAGTTCCAGCGCCAAGAATCGAGACCACAAACTCAGCGTAGTCGAGCGCGGTCGACGTCTCCGTGACGCTCCAGCCATTTGCGTTCCCAGGCTGAATTCCCGTCGCTTGATCCTCGAAGCTTCCGTTCAAGATTGCCACTTACAGCGCGCTCCCCGTCGAGCCGTTGAGCAACACGACGTTTCCGAGAGTTGGAAATTGCTGTACCCCAATCGAGACGTCGCTACGTTCCCCGTTTAGCAACAAAGCCCCGAGGGTGTCCCCAATCTTCCGAACGCCGGTCGTGTCGCGAATTACGTTGAACACGTCCGACCAGGCGATCTCGTTTATTGGGTCGCCATTCTCGTCCTGCATGTAGTAGCCAAAGTTTACGGTCGTGTTCGGGCTCCCGTCGTACGTCTCGATCGCAAAAAATGACGTCAAATTCGCAAGAATTCGAGCAGAAACGACACTCGCTGTCTGACCCGCCGACAAAAACACGGTCGCCTGCACGTCGACTGGCAGATATTCAGGATCCTCCACGCTCACAAGGAACGTCAACGTGTTTGGATAGGTCTCTGTAACCGACGTGAGCACAGCATCCTTGAGTAGCTGCGTCGGGAGACCACCCCCAGTTGGGATCACATGGAGCATGCCCTGGTTTTCTAGAATCCCAGGACGTTCATTCGAGGTGAGCATCAAGGCACGGCTGACACCCGACACGCGCCGGGCGTTGATCTCATAGTCCTCACGACTGACCGTCCTCGTCAGCGTGCGCAAACTCTCAGGCCCGTAAATCCGAATCTGCTCGAGCCCATCCCGATTGAACCCGTTGCTCGCTGCGGCCGGATTCGTAACGGACATCAC